TAAGTAAGATGCTGAAACGACTGGGCGTGAGGCTTCCACAACGGGAGCCTCTGCCGCAGTTTCTGGGGCTGTTGTTTCATCGGCTGTCGTCATGACTGCCTCGCTTTCTGTTTGTTGGATTGTTTCGTTTTGCTCCGCTTCGCCTTCGCTTGCGGCAACACTGGTGACGATGGCATTCTCAAAGGCTGGTGATTCCACCAAGCTGACTTCTATGAGACGCGCAGCCGTCACGAGGAGGTAATCGTCAGTCGGTAGAGATGAAATTACTTCCACCCCAACGGATAGCCCGCTAACTAAGTCCTCCGCAGCCAGGGTTAAATAATCTGAGCCCTTGCTGCTACTTGAAATCTTAAAGGATCCATAAATGAAGTCTCCGTCCTTGCTAAAGGATTGAGCGCGGCCAATTGGATCATCGGCTCTATGTTGCGCAAGCAACTTTATTTTGCCTGGTGATGGGATCTGTATTGAGCCGCTCTCAAAGACAACCGCTCCAGCGGATGTGTTACCCACCGCCCCGTATTCCATAATTTTGCCAGAAATAATCCGGCGTTCGGTATCAGCAGCCTGGATTGGCGTGCTAAAGGTTAGCTTCATGATTGATCTCCGTTCGGTGATAAGTCTTCCATCATTTTGGCTTGATCTAAGGTGATAAGTTCTAGCTGGAGCATTTTCTCGATGACTGCCAAGCGCGCCGTTGCGTCAGCTCGCAGGAATGTCTCATCGGAGGCAAAGCGCACGACATTGTTGGCATTCGTTATGTCATTCATGCTTAAGCGATCTTCGATTGCGCATACATAAGGTGCAAGGGTGTACGCGTAGAATTCTTTTCTTGCGTCAAGAACATTTTGGTATGTCATGCTCTTATTTGCATCAGCGGAGGCCATGTACGCCGGAACATTCATAAGCCTGCATATTTCCGTACTAAAATCCTGTTTTGCTTCCACATACATCATATCTTTAGGAGAAAACGATGTTGTCTGGTAATCAAGAGTAGATGTCAGGAATGCAGTGCCTCTGCTATTTCTAGCCGCCTTCCAAGATGCAAGAATGCCTTGAACTTGTGCTTCAGGAAGATCCGCACCTGAGTTCTTAATAAATCCCGATGGGATTGGCGTTTGTGCAGCTATTGCACTGGCCTTCTCAAGATCTAGAGCTGCGCGAATAGTTCTTGCGCCCGTTGCGAGAATCCCTGGTTGAAGTGACTGGAAGGTGACAAGAGATCCCACACCGTTTTGTGGACGCTCTTCATTGTCCACCGTGTAATATTCAACTTCAGTGTTGCGAGCGTTTAATTTTGGTGTGACTCTTTCGTTTGCTACCCACGCAAAGCGCGCTGGCCTTCCATCATCGGAATATGTAGCCGTGACTTCCCAATAAGCGATTTGGTAAAAGAGAAGCGACTGGACTGTGTATGCAATGGTGACTGATCGAGGTTGTCTAATATCTGGCTGCTCTAACCAAATCGGAGAACCTAGTTCTTCGCCCGTTGTCTTGTTATACAACTCAAGCGGAATGCCAGCAATAGTTCCGCAGATTAACTGGCGGCACTTGCTGACGGTTGGAACTTGCATCGCAGAATTGAGATCAATCCCTGCGTAATCAAATCCCATGCCATAATCACTCCAAGCCCCTACGCCGTAACCAGAGTTCATCACTGCCGGGTTATATTGACTTTTAAGCGTCTCTGAATCCTCTTTGACTAATCGCAGTGCTGAAAGAATACCCATGGCGGAAGAATAGCCTTATATCACGCAAAAGCCAGAATGAGTAGAGTTACAAGTTCGGCGTGTCTATCCAGCAACAATCATCGGAGTAGATACTGGTTCCTGCATTTTATGAATGATCATCGCAAGTGAAATCGGGGCCGATACATCGCCCGCGCTGGCTCTTCTGACGATTCTCCAGGCAGCGTCATTGGTCTTAGCTGCACACGCATTCATTTGTGTATCGAAGGCCTCCTGGCCCATGTGAACAATGCGATTATTGACTATCGCATCAAGAAGATCGCCCGAAGCCTGGTAGAACGCCGTTCCTGACACATCGACCATCCTGCAGCCGCTGGCAGTCAATCTTGCGGCAATACTGGCCGTCGAATAGTGATCAAACATGATCATGCGTGGGTAATACTTATCCACCCACTTAGTCTTGATTTCTGCCGCTATCTGAAGCTCATCCACGGCGGTATCGGATCGCCACTGATCCATAATCCCCACGCCAATCTTGCCGTTGGGCAGGAATTGCCCAGCTACCAAAGATGCAGTGCGTTTTGATATAGCGACATCAAATGCAAAGAAGGTGTCCGGGCCAATGGGCAGTGACAGGTTGCGATCAGCCAAAGCTTCCCATGATCCTAAGGGCCAGGGGCTGGTAAGCGATGAAACCCACATGCACATGTGTTCCGGCAAGAACTTTTCCATAGGCATGACCGATAGAGCCTCTTCCAGGCCCGATTCGCTGATTGTGATGCCAAGGCTGGGATTGCTCATGGCCCAGGCTGAACGATCCGTAGGTTTGGCGTGTTGTGGAGCTGAGTATTCGTACCAGCCCAGTGTCTTGGATGGATAGGACAGGGCCTTGTCTCTTAGATCATTTAAAACATGGCTGAAGGCATCACCAGCGTTTGAAGCCACATAAGTCTGAGCCTTATCGCCCATCGCAATAGTGATTGGCTTAGCTGCTGCCCAGGCCTCTTCGGATATGTAACGCAGCTCATCTACGAATAGCAGGTTGGCGGATTTACCGCGTGCGCCATCACTCGTACCAGCCACGATTTCGTACCTGGCCCCGTTGAGTAGATCTAGATGCTCCTTACCGTTTCCCCGGTATCCAACCTCACCACGATTGAGCTTAACCTGGCTACGCAAGAACTCGTTAGCCTCGATTATGGAACAAACCTTGCGGAAGGTATCTTCTGCCATGCCTCGCTTGGAAGACATGGCCACAACCGACTTTTCCCCTAAGACGAAGAGCCCGAACAAGATCCTAAGAGCGATAAGCATGGTCTTGCCATTTTGTCTGCTAAGAATGACCGCAACAGTCTTACGCTCAAACGCGCCCGTCTCATCCACGGTAAGAAAGTCGTTTGCGATGAATTTCTGCCAGGGAAATAAAGGGTAGCCACATTTCTCAGCAAACTCTGCAAATTCTGCGCCCCTAGATTTTCCCTTTAACGGAATGCTCATGATCCGTGGTTTTACCGCTCCTAATAGGGGCTTTTTCTTTTCCCCTTGTTTAGCAGGTTTTGGATTGGCTTGGACTAGTTCCACGATGGCCTTGGCTGACCGTCAAAGGGCCCAGGGAGGCTCGAACTGACCGTGACTGGAGAGAGATAGTCTGGAGAGACAGGGGGGGTAGAAGTTGAGCCTAAAAAAAGAGCCAATGACTTCTTGCCCTTCTTGAGGTTACAAGGGGCACAACTCGAAACAAGATTGCTCATTTCATCGCCTCCTCCGTGAACCTTGGCAACTACATGATCAACATGCGTTGCACCTTCTGCCCCACAATACTGGCACACCCTTTGATCTCTGGCCAGCACGCGCAGCCTTTGTCGCTTGAACTCTGCCGTGTTGTTGTTGTGTCTCAGTGCCATCCGTGTGCCCTCCAGTGGTCTAAGGCTTTAGTAATAGATCCATACCGATTGTACGCATACGCTATACACCAACGCACCTGCTGCTTGTAGTTAGCCTTGGCCATATAGGTACTGCGCCCTTGGCATAGGCCGTGATGTGAGCCGTTAATAGCCCTTATATTCCAGTTGCTTTCTTTAGTCCATAAGACAAGAGCTGATGAGAACTCTAAGGGAGTGAGTAGTGATCCTGCATAGGATTGAATTGTTTTAACACTTGTTGCACTAGCTTCAGGGCTCCCTAGCAATAAGCAAAGCGCGGCCAATAGATGAAGCCAACCCAGCCGGGCTATCCCTAAAGGGCCCTGCCGTGCAGTCTGCATCGTACCGATCAGGTCAAGCATCAGCGTGATTCTTGGGCGATTCCCACAGAGTTATGCACCTGTGGATAACTCCTGTGGATAACTTCAACGCACACGCCCCAATCCGCTTTGACGCATTGCCTCGATATTCTCCTCACCGATACCAATCAGAACGGTAGGCATGAAGATCCCTTTAGCTTCGCCATTAGGGGTCATAAACTTGAGAGTATTAATCAAGCTAATGAAGGCTACATCTGGGCGTTCCCATAAGACATTAAACCAGGCAGCTTTGCTCATAGGTACGAGCCCTATGCCGTGGCCGTGTTGAATCCACTTATGTATCCAGGGCGTTGGCTTAGAGTATGGCGGATTCATCCACACCCGGCCCTCCCAAGGCGTAGCGAGGCCATCCTCGACAATACTGAGGAATCGGTCAGCTGGTATCCAAGGCGAGCCACCAGGCGGTGAACACACATCCATGGCGTATCTCAGGCCTAAGCCCTCGAAGATAAAGGGCGGCGTGTAATAGTCATCTGATGTTCCATGATCTATCTCACTGTGGCCAAAGTCTAAATCTAGACGCTCACTCATCGAGTCAGGATAACAATCATGAGGATACCCAAGACGCATTCTGTGATGACCAGGATCTTGATCAGTAGCTTCTTCGTCATGCCTGCGCCTCCAATAAGCACACGCCCATATTGCCGCAGCGCGTACATTGCAGAACCTTTACATGATCGGGCAGGTTGTCCGTGATAATGCGCTCGATTTGCTCGGTGATTTTCTTGCATCTCCGGCACTCAAATTGCACGCTCACTTGCAGTACACGCAGAGCCACAGGACGGTTTCCCCATGTTCCCGGTATGCAATCCCACCTTCGGTGTATTGATACTGACTGCACCCATCGCACAGAATCTGGCCCGTTGGCTTAGCCGTAGTTGATCCATCATCGTGGATTGTCGTGGCAGTGCCGTTGGCAATGTAGGTGATTTCTCCCATCACTTCACCGCCGCTATCTTTGGAACCCACTTGCCTTCGGCTGAGAGTACGAACCAGTTTGTCTCGCATTGCTCACCTGAGTTGAGAGTCTTCGGGCAACTCATGCCATAGTAGGAACGCCCGTTCTTTTCGCCTTCTCGCACAACACGATCACCGTGCTTGCAGTGCCAGGCATCCATGGCATCAGGCGTAACCGCTGGCGTGGCCCATGGATCGTATTGCTCCTGGTCAGTCTTTTTGATTGTTGTGACCGTGGCCTTTGGAGCTTCTTGGCGATTGCGTATTTCATCGGCACTAGCAATCTTCTTCGAAGCTAGGCCCACTGCAATGGCGCACCTACCCCAGGCACTGGTTTCAGCGTTCATCAGTTCGCTGCCCTTTGTGTAAGGCGTGCGACCCGGTACTTCCTCCCAAGCGCAAGCGATGGCTGGGCACGGATCAAAAGGGTCACGATAGAAGGCTGCCGTGTAAGCAATATAGGTAACGCCGCCAATCTCTACGATTTTAAACGGCTCAGATGGGTTGGCTGGTCTAAATACACCCTCCGGGTAGATCTCTTTGGTCTTGCGCATGCGCTCAGCTACATCGACATAGTCATCCATGTTGAAACTCATAACATCATCCCTTCATCTACGGCTCGCCAGATAATGCACTGGTTGCCATTGTTATTCTTGCGTGTCAGGCCTGAGTCAATGATGAAACCCTGGCATTCTAAAGACTTGCGCAAAGGTCTAACCGAGTTGCCTGGTATAGACAGGATTGCTTCGATTTCTTGATCCGTGGCCCCGCGTAATCCAGCCCGAATCAGCAGCTCGTAAATCTTTAGGCGTAATGACCCAGTCTCTGGGTACTTGCGGATT